AAACCGTTTTTTTTAGAGGTTCCATTCTGCCTCGCCCCCCACAAGGGATTTACACGCGCGGGGTTGAAATGTTTTCGTATTGGGGCGCGCTAGTGTTGGCTACCGCCGCGCGGGACTTCTTAGCGTCCGCGAATTGGCTCGGACCAGAACATAAACTCGGGGGACTATTCCTAATTAGGGCGTGTGAGAAATTGGACGACGATTTTACCCCGGCGTTGATTAGTCAGGCGGGACTCATGTACCGATTCCTCATAAATCTAAAACCCGACAACGTAGAATTCAACGATCCGCTCGAACAACTCCTCAAGCGCTAAAAATGGACAAGTTGATACTCGATCCCGCGTCAGGCGGACGCACGTTTTATTTTGATAAAACCGACCCTCGCGTTTTATTCGGTGATATTAGGGAACATGAGGAACACCTACTAACGAACGGGCAAACTATTATCATAAAACCCGACATGGTTTTAGACTTCCGAGATTTACCGTTTCAGGACAACACGTTTCAAATAGTTGTTTTTGACCCGCCGCACTTGACCGGACTAAGTGAAAAAAGTTGGCTAAGAAAAAAATACGGCGTTCTTGATAAAGAAACGTGGCGCGACGATCTATCTATGGGTTTCTCAGAATGTTTTAGAGTATTGAAATCTCACGGAACTCTAATTTTCAAGTGGAACGAATACTCAATACCAACACGAGAGGTTATCGAGCTAGCAAAAGTGAAACCCGTAATAGGACACCCGTCGGGTAAAAGAATGGGTACTCAATGGCTAATGTTTCTAAAAGACTAAACGTGTTCTCACCTACGTACGTCACGCCACCGTTATCGGACGATTACCCGACCGCCATAGACGACCGACTCATGGACGTTCTAAACGTGTCGTGGGCGACCGCGATTCCGGGTTTCAAGTTCCACGAATGGCAAAAAGAATTACTCCGGCGAATGTTCGAGTTGTATCCCGAGGGACACGTAAAAGCGGGCACTCTACGATTCCGTGAGTACGCCGTATCCGTGTCGAGGCAGGTAGGCAAAACGGAACTAATCGCGGCGGCGACTATCGCTAATTTATTGTGGCGGGACGACGGTGGGGCGCCCGGCGCGGGGACCTACACTATCGGGGTAGCCTCAACCGCGGAACAAGCTCGACTAGTCCACACTCGAGTTCTCAAGATTATCAACGCCAACCCGGCACTCTCCCGCCGTATGTCAAAAATGACGGACACCCGTGGGATCTCAACTAAAAAAGGAAACATATACGAGTTGCGCGCCAACCGTCCCGGTATTATTCAAGGACTTGACCTAGCGACCGCAATCGTGGACGAAACTCACCTCGGTTCGCCCGAGGTTTACGCGGCACTTCAGGCGGGGCTCGGCGCCCGAGATTCGGCAATTCTGCTATCCATTACAACGGCGGGCGACGAAAACTCCGAACTCCTAAAAGGACTCTACGCCCGAGGCATGGATTCCCTCGAGGATCCTAAAACGAGGTTCGGGTTTTGTTGTTGGGAGGCGTCCTCAACCGACATACCCGAGGACAACCCCGAGGGCGATATTGAACTCCTCAAACTCCTACGTCAGGCTAACCCGTCGCTCGCCGAGGGACATATTGACGAGTCCAACCTACTCACCGACGTACGCGCCACCCCGGTCCGCGATATTGTCCGTTATCGCCTCAATAGGTTTACCGCCTCGGTATCCGAATTTATCCCGCTCGAGGATTGGAAAAAATGTCAACGCCCGTTCGGATCCGAATTTCCACGCGACGCTAAATCGGTTGTATTCGCAATAGATAAATCGGTTGATTGGGGGTTCGCCTCAATTATCGTATGCGGTAAGGACGACAACGGAATAATCCATACCGAACTAGTACGGTCCATAAAGAAACCGACAATCGCCCGACTAATAGACGAATGTATCGCCCTAATGAAATGGGGACCCGCCTCGTTCGTCGTTGATTCGCAATCGTTACGAGATCTAGGTAACGAACTACAAGGACGCGGGCTACCTGTAAAACTCTCGGGGTATCAGGACATTATTAGCGGTTCCTCATACTTCTACGAGCTCGTAAAGTCGCGGCGGATAAGTCACGCGGGCGAGTTTCTGATTCAGGCACAACTTCAACGGACTAAAACTAAGTCCGCCGGGGACGGGTGGAAAATTACTCGTAAGGATTCCTCTATGGAAATTGACGCGGTAATAGCGACCGTTATCGGCGTTACGGCGTGTAGCAATATCAACGAGCAGGAATTACAGATATACTAAAAACCTCGGCAGGTGGGGACCCTATTCTCTTAGACTTTCCGGGCTATAGAAACCGCGCATAGGGGCGCGGTTTCACTTATCTCTCGGGGGAATAATGGACAACGAAATTACCGACGGCTACGCGGTCCCCGTAGATCCTATGGATTTACTTCAATGCGACTCGTGCCAATAATCTGACATAATAAAATTATCATGTTACCATTAGGGTAATGGGATTTCTTGATTTCCTCACACCCGCGACGAGTTTCGACTCCTTACGCGACGTTCAGGGCGCGCTCGAGATCCGTACCTCCTCAATTATTCCGCCGCCTCGGTCGGCGACTAGTGGGGTAACGACGTCGGACGCGCTCTCCCTCTCCTCGGTATTTCGAGCGGCGCAGATTATTGCGACTCACGTAAAATCGTTGTCAATAAAAACTTTTCGGGACGACGTCGAGGTTCCCGCCCCGCTATGGGTTCGCAATCCCTCGACCACAATCCACCGCCCGGGTTTTCTCGAACAAGTAACCCTCTCCCTTGTCCTCTCGGGTAACGCCTATATTCTCGTTACCCGTAACGGTCGCGGTGAGGCTATGAAACTCGAAACTCTAAACCCTATGGAAATGGCAATCAACGCCACGTCCGCGGGCGAGAAAATTGACTACACCTACCGCGGGACTCAAAAGTACGGGCTCAACGACATAACCCAACTCTCGTTACTTCGAGTCCCCGGCAATCACTACGGGCTCGGACCTATTCAAGCGGCTCAACCCGAACTCCTCAACGCCCGCGACACCCGCGACTATGCGGCAAACTATTGGTCCATGGGTATTCCGTCGGGAATTCTCAAGACGGATCAACACCTCACCGCCGAACAAGCCGCCGCATATAAAACGGCATGGAACGCGACCGCCGGGGCTAAAAACGGTGTCGTAATTTTGGGCAACTCGCTCAACTACGTACCTCAATATTTGAGCCCACGCGACTCAATGTTTATCGAGGCTCAAGAATGGTCGCGCTCGACTATCGCCTCGTTGTTCGGTATCCCCGCGAACTACCTATTGGCTAATCAAGGTAACGGATCCTCACTCACTTACACCAACCTCGAGTCCGAGGCGCTCGCGTTTATCCGCGGAACACTTCAGGTTTACACCACAGAAATTGAGGCGGCGTTCTCAAGCCTCCTCCCACGCGGGGTTGACGCACGTTTTTCATTCGAAAGTATTTTGAGAACCGATACACTCTCACGTTATCAAGCTCACAAAATCGCAATCGAGGCAGGATTTATGACAACCGACGAGGTTCGCCGTATCGAAAACCTCGGTGGCGACAACATGACAGGAACCGCAAACAATGGATAATATCGAAATCCGTTCAGACATGAACCTACGAATCTCGGACGCCAAAACGCGAACCGTTACAGGTATCGCCGTCCCCTACGAGGTAGAGGCACACGGTGAGGTATTCGCCCGCGACGCCGTAACCCTCGAACCCGGTGCTAAATTGTTTTGGCAACACGAGGAACCGATCGGACTCATTACCGAGGGTAAGCACACCGACGAGGGATACGAAATCACCGCCCGCGTATCCGAAACCTCCCTCGGTAACGACGTAATGACAATGTTGCGCGACGGCGTTATTGACAAATTCTCCGTCGGGTTCCAACTCCGAAATTACGAAATGGTGGACGGAATCCGCCGCGTAACCGACGCCCTCGTTCGAGAGGTGTCCGCCGTCGTATTCCCGTGGTACTCGACCGCCGACATTACCGCGGTCCGTAACGACCAGAATTCCGAGGACGAAACCTCGTCCCCGGACAACACCGACAACGAACCCGTGTCGGCAAACACACAAGGAGAAACAAACATGGAGAACGAAACTCCCGTTGTTCCCGACGCCGCCGAGGTTCGGGAACTCATGGACGGACTCGCGCACCTCGAGCGCAAGATTTCGGACATGGAAATCAAGGACACCGCACCCGCGGGATCCGAATACCGCACCGCCGGAGACTTCATCATGGCACTCGCCGAGGGTAAAGAATCCGCCGTACGTGCCTACAACGGCGCTACGACCTCGGACTCGGTTGTTACCCCGATTGACCGCGACCTCACCCTCCTCGTCGAAACCGCCGCCCCCTTGCGCTCGGTTTTCTCGACGGGTGTCACCCCCGCCGACGGCATGGCGATTTACTTCGCACAACTCGGAGGAATCACCGACGGAACCGCCGCACAGGCAGCACAGGGCGACGACCTCGGATACTACGAGGTCCAAATCACGAGCAAAAACACGACCCTCAAAACTATCGGATCATTCGTCGAAATGAGCCTCCAGGTTATCACCCGGTCAACTGTTGATTTCATCAACAACACGTTCCGTGGTCAGGCTATCGCCCTCGGTAACAAGTTGAACGCCGAACTCATCGCCCAGTACCAGACGACCGTTGCCGCGCAGATCACCGCAAACAACAAGGTCACAATCGCCGCAACCGGGGCAACCTACAACACGTGGCTCGCCGCAATCACGGACGCCGCGGTAAAGTTCGCAACCCTCGGACTCCCTCTCGAGTACCTCATCGTTGACACCGCCACGTTCAAGGAACTCATGGCACTTCAGGGCGGCGACGGTCGCCCCGTCCTCCTCGTTGACGGCGCAGGAACAAACAACGTCGGTACGATTTCGCCCACGGGACTCGGTGGCAACTTCGCCGGTGTTCGTGTTGTCGCGGTCGCGCAACTCAACGTCAACAAGAGCCAGTGCGCGTTCGTGAACGGCGCGGCTCTCCGTCAGTACACCACGGCGAACCTCCGTCTCGACTCGACCAACGCGATCAACCTCTCGAGCGCCTACTCGCTCTCGACCGTTACCGCGGTGGCAGACGAATACCCGTCGGCAATCGTCGGAATCGTTCGGTCCTAGTTAGGTAACGACTATGGCGGCGTGGGATAACTTATCGTTGTACGTGGGGCTACCAATCGGTAGCGCCGACGACGTATACGTA